CCTGTTAGACTCTTGTATTCTCATGAAAGAAACAAGTGCTACAAATGATACTAATCTATCTACGTTAACTCCATCTGCATATTCTTGCATTTCTTTGATAAGCATTGGGTCAGGAATTCTTTCTATTCCATAAGTTGTTTTTACAACAGTACCATCTTCTTTTGTTTCTTGATCAAGTTCTTCTCTAACAAATTCTATTCCATAACTAAGAAGGTGTGACTTAAATAAAGTACCTGTGTTTTTCCAACCGTATTCTTGAAATACATTTTTATTAGCACCTAAATCTTTTAAGAACATTATTTGATTTTTAGGAACTAAGTATCTTTGCTTTTTTCTATGAATCATGTAATTTATAAAAAGAGAAATGTTATTCTCTATTACTGTCCATGCATTATACCACTCTATTATATGTTCTAATCTTTGATGAGTTTTATTTATATCATCAAATCTTCCACACCATGTAGCCACTATTTTACTAGGTTCTATATATGTTTCTGCTTCTATTCCTGTAACTTTTGTAACCTCTACAGAATTTTTCATTACATAAATTGAACATAATGATTCTGAAGTAGTTGTCTTACCTTCTGATACAGGGTCAATAGATGCATAGTATGTACCAAACCCTGGGTCATCAATAGGTCTTTCCCAGACAACTAAAACACCTTCTTTATTTTCAGTTTTCTTTTTTATTGGAAAATCTTTTATTGGTTGTTTATTTGATTTTTTAGCTTGTAACTTACCTTTTTCATCTTCGTATAAATCTATAAATTCATAACCATATGTTTTATCTTCTATTCTTTGCTGTTGTGCCGCAAGTAAATGTGTAGGAAATACTGACACAGATCTATGATCAAATGCTTCTTTAATATTTCTAGGATGCTGAGATATTCTTAATTGATAATCTTCAGGCGCTAATTCTTTTTTCCAATCTTCAAATTGTTTTTTTAAAGCTTTAATTGCTGCTTCAACATTAGAATTACCATATTTATCTATATGTGGTGGCATTGACCACTGTTCAGGTATAAATAATCCTGACATACCTGTAGTACCTTTATCATCTATTAAATCTGTCTCTACAGCATAAATATCTTTAGATGTAGGATTTTGAATCATATCCTTAAGAGGATTACATTGTGACAAATCACCTACAGATCCAGCTGCTATAAACAATCCTGTAGTAGTAAGCCCTGATCTCATTGCTGGTCTCATGTACTCATATGTCTTATCCATCTTAGGAGCAATACCAGCTTCCTCATGAAAAAAGTATTTTACTGGACCCCCTACTCCATTTGTAGGATCTTTTTCAAATGACATACCTTGTATAGTTCCTTTTAAACCCCTTTCAGTTTTTCTATTACCTTTTCTGACTTCAATCTTCTGCTGCCACATCATTATCTTATTAGGATTCATAGGTCTATACCATGCAGTATGTTCATTTAAAAATGCTGCATACTCATCTAAAAACTTCCAGGATCCTTTTTCATTTATATAATCTTTAAGACTAGCTCCTATTTTAAGTGTGACCCCAGCTTCAAACCATTGCTGATTAATAAGCTTTGCCATATGATAATAAGAAGATGCTATCTGTCTTTTTTTAAGAATAGCAACATGTTTATAGTTCAACTCTGCTAGCATCTCATATAGCGCCATATGATATTGAGCATCTCTAATATCAGCAAAACCAAATTGTTGAATCTCTTTATTAAAAATAGGTAAGAAATTTAACCACATGTAGTAATCTCTTGCTATATACCAAGTTCCTTTTTTAGATTTGTATATTACTCCTTTTCTACACTTTGCCTTTTCTCCATCCCAATATTTTATAAAGTCTTTTGATTTAAAAGCCGATATACAATAAACACCTGTATTTTTAAATTTTACAGCTTCCGCATTAAATTCTTTAGAAGTTTTATCAAAGTAGTACTGACCTGGTTGTTTAAATATGTCTCTTACAAATGAAGCAAAATCTTCCCTATTGCTAAAGCTTGTAATAGTCCATACACCATTATCCCATGTAGGTATATCTTGATATATTTCTGTATTATTGATCATATCCTAATCCATAACCTCCTCTAACAGATGATTGTTGTTCTTCTTGCAAATCTTTGTAAGCACCTTTAAATGATGATCTAATTTGTTCAAATTTAGCAGCAGCATTCACCATAGAGTTTATATTACCATCTCTACCATGTTCTATAGGAGTAGTTTCCATATACCTACCCAATCTATCTAACATAGCTGAAATACCTTTATATGCTCTGGAGGTTGGTGTTTCATACATTTTTTGACAGAACTTAAGTGCTGCCCATACATCATCATCTTCTGTAGAAAACTCACCTTCTATTTCTTGCATTATTAAAGGTTCTTTATCTATTTCTGGTGTATGAAAAAACGGATTAAGATCAGGACTAGGACAAGTCATGTAGAATAAATATTGATATATCTTTAAATGGTCATCTGGAAACTTTTCCATTATGTCTTTTAATGCTTTTAATGTATAGCAATGTTCTGTAGGAATTACAGTATCGTTTTCTATATCAAATAATCTAATTAACATATTATAAATTTTTTAAATAATGTAATATAGCATGTACCTCATCAACTAAATATTTTATAGGAAGAATATTTACTTTTTTTACAACTGGATCTCCAGAATCTGTCTTTTTAGTTATAGGGTAGCCATATTTATCTTCACCTTCTTTTTCAAATTCAACATGATAAATAAATATATTTCCTGGGCGTAACTTAGGGTTATGCTTTAATACAATATACATATAAATACTGAGTTGTAAACTATAATGACTAAAGTTACAATCATCCAAGTTACTAACTGGGGGCGCCATTTTATCACTGATACCTTCCCAGTTTTTATAAGATTCTTTTTTAATTTCTTTATTTGTCTTATAATCTATAATATGAACTTTATTATTTACCACCTCAACTAAATCAGCTTGTCCACATATACTTGCTGACTTTAAATAAACCATATGCTCAGGATAAATTCCTGGATCTAGCTTTTGAGTAGATGATAATTTTTTACCATTCTTAAGAGGTTGGGGTGCTACTACAGGTATAACTAAACCTTCTTTTTCCATTGATGATAAAGAACATATATCTGACTCTCTTTGATTATGATAAAACGTACCTAAATCAGTAGCACGTTTAGATTCTTTATTCCAAATTTCAATAATTTCAGTTGGTTTTAAATTATACCATTTAGATTTTTTATTCTTACTTACTTTATTAGCAACTTTTTTTGCATCAAAAGGTTTTTTAAGTTTTGAAATTACTGATGTTACACTTGTCCATTTTATACCAATATCATCAATACTATGGTATGTATGATCTTCTTCATTAAATAACAGTTTCATAATTAATCTTTTAATTCATCTATAGTATCTTCTTCTTTTTCAGTCATTAGAGCCTTCCATTCACCTAAAGGGCACTCTGATGATAAAGATCTAGTTTTAAAAGCTAGAGAACAGCCACACTCATTACAACAAGGGGCTGTTCCTGGAACTTCACAACCATCTCCTTTACTAGAACATTGGTTGCATAGAAGCATTCTTTTTTTAGAAACATCTTCTACAAATACATCTCTAATTACTGAGTTTTTAATACCCTCATAAATTTCTTTTCTATTTTCCCAAATTTTTTTTAGATTCATTTTTTTTCTGTTTAAATTTATCTTTACGTTCTACTTCTATATTATTTAGTTCTATAAGATTATTTAATAATTTTAATTTATCTTCTAATGTTTTTTTATTATAATATGCTTTAAATGTAGATGTATCATGCCCATTTAGATCTTTATTAATCTTATCAATTGATTTTTTAATTAAATTATTTCTAGATTTGAAATGACCTAAACCATCTATATTTAATCTATTATATTTTAAATTACTTAAAGCATTTCTACACTCTTTATAATAAAAATCTATAAGGCATTCTAATAAGTCAACATCTTCGTTTAAATCTTTACTAATTATATTTATATAAGATTTAGCTTTTTTTGGATTCATCTGCAAAAAATTTATAATCTAATAATATGTTACCATTTATCTGAACTTGTAAAGAAGGATTTAATAATATTAGTTTTTTATTTTTTGCATCTTTGATTATAAGTTTATTTTTTTCAGATTTATTAAGTGAATTTCTAACTGATTGTGGAGATTTGAATATACTATCTTCTTCAGAAGAAGCGTCTAAGCAAAAATTACTTAGTTCAATTGGTTGATTAAATGACAATAATGTTAAACAATCAAGATCTGAATTACTTATAATAATATTATTAAGATAGCAATGAGTAAGTATTTGATACTTTACAATTTGCCATTTATTAATTTTAACTTTTTTCTGAACTTGATTTACAATAGCCATTTTAAGATTTTTTTAATTTTCTTTTGGCTGATTTTTTATCTTGTGTAGGAGGTGTATTTTTTTTATCTACATCATCACCAGCCTCTTCTTCTTGCATTTTTGTATTTGCCATTATCATTTGCCATTGATATGCTAAATTTGCTCTTTTAAATCTAGCCTCTTCAACATCAGTAAGCAATGTTTCATATTTTAGTTGTGATTCTAAGTAAGGAACAGACTCATCATAAAAAGTCTTCATTTCTTCTTTTCTTTCATTTAGCTCTTCAGCTGATAAATTTTCTGGATTTTCCATTGGTTTAAATTTTGATTTAAACAAATATACAAATAAAGTTTAAACCGCAGAAGTTTAAATAAAAAAACCTAAGCTTATTAAACTTAGGTTGTTTTAATTTGTGTTTGGAATTATACTGTACCTTCTGCTTCTACTTGTTGAATCATTTCAAAATGAATCTTAGCAACTCTATCTCTACCATCCTCTGAAAGAAGATACTTATGGCAGTTATCTGAGTTAGTCATAAAGAAGTTTTCTGATAGTATTGCAGGCATAGTAGTATTTACAAGCACCCAAAAGTTTGACTCTTTATCTACATCTCCATCAGTAGTATCTTTTCTCATGTACTCTCCTTGAAATTCTCTCATAGATTTCTCAAACAGTATTGTAGCAATCCCATCTGATTTTGTTTCTCCTGGAGATGTATACACTGACCAACCATTTGCAGACTCCTTGTCAAATCCATTAGCATGTATGCTTACATATATACAAGGTTTTCCAGAGGATTTAGCAAGTGAGTTTGCTTTATCTGTTCTATAAGATAAAGGTACATCTTCTTGAGAGTCTACTAAGTTAACAGCATCTATATTATTTGCTTTACATAGATCCATTAATCTAGCTACTATAGCTCTATTAAATTCTCCTTCAAAAAGTTGTTGACCATCTGGCCAAACTGGAGATCTTTTACCAGCAGTTTGATAAACACCATCTATTATTCCCCCGTGACCATTGTCAAATATCCAAAGATATTTAGATTCTTCAGTTTGATGAGGTGTAACGGACAAGTCAAAGTCTGTATTACAATTAGGACAAGTAATTATTTTTTCCATAGGTATCTGATTATTGCGGGTATTGCATATATTAAAAAGAATGTCAAATATACTAAAATTGCACTTACCCCATCTTATTTCTTATTTCTAGCTTTAGTAAATTTGTCAATTGATGTTAAGCCTAAAGATCCAAATGCAAATAAAGCTACAGCATCTACA